TAAATAAAATAATAAAATGGCAGTATTAGACCCAAACGAAATATTTTTCACAGCTTTTGAGCCAAAACAAAAGAATAGATTTATTCTTTATGTAGATGGAATCCCATCTTACCAGATTAAAGGTATGGGAGCTGTAACAATCTCACAAGGCACAGTAGCTTTAAATCATATCAACGTTCAAAGATTTGTAAAAGGTAAATCTACTTGGAACCCAATTTCAATGACGTTATTTGATCCAATTACACCATCAGGTGCTCAAGCAGTAATGGAGTGGGTTAGATTACATCACGAATCAGTAACAGGTAGAGATGGATATAGTGATTTCTATAAAAAAGATCTAACATTAAATGTACTAGGACCTGTAGGTGATATCGTATCTGAATGGATTATAAAAGGTGCAATCATTACTTCAGCAGATTTCGGAGATTTCAATTGGGACACTGAAAATGCCGCTCAAGAAATTAGCTTAGAAGTACAACCAGATTACTGTATATTAAATTTCTAAGAAATTTTACGCATATTTTGAAAAATAGCTTGGCTTCGGTCAAGCTTTTTTTTATATTGATATGTATAACTAGAAACACGTTACGAACTAAATAAAGATTATATGAGTGATTTTAAATTCCCCACGGAAGAAGTAGATTTACCCTCTAAAGGATTAATTTATTCAAAAGAAAACCCACTATCAAGCGGTAAAGTAGAAATGAAATATATGACTGCTAAAGAAGAAGATATTCTTTCTAACCAAGCTTATATTCAAAAAGGTGTAGTATTAGATAAATTATTAAAATCATTAATTGTTGATGATAAAATTAATATTGATGATTTAATTGTAGGAGATAAAAATGCATTATTGATTGCATCTAGAGTATTAGGTTACGGTAAAGATTATAAAGTAACAGTAGATGAATCAGAACATACTATTGATGTATCTACTTTAGAAAATAGAAAATTCGATGAATCTAAATATGAAGCAGGTAAAAATGAATTTTCATTTACATTACCAACCTCAGGAACAATTATTACATACCAATTAGTAACTGGAAAACTTGAAAAAGCAATTGAAAGAGAAATTGCTGGACTAAAGAAAATAAGTAAAGATTCTGCAGCCACTTTAAGTACAAGATATAAACATATGATATTATCAGTTGATGGTAATGAGGAAAAGAAATATATCAGAGAATGGGTTGATAAAGCATTTTTAGCACGAGATTCTAGAGCCTTCAGAGAACACATTAAAAATAGTCAACCAGATGTTGATTTGTCCTATATTTTGGACAATGGGAAGGAGGTAGTTGTACCCATTGGGTTGAACTTTTTTTGGCCTGACGCTTAAGACCGCACCCCTAGCAAGGAAGAATTTATTTAAAGTGATCCATGATATAGTATTTCATGGTAATGGTGGATTTGATTATCACACTGTTTATAATATGCCTATCTGGCTACGAAAATTTACATTTAAAGAAATCCAGGACCATTTTGACGCTCAGAATGCTGAAATGAAAAAATTAGATAAAAAGAAAGGGGAAAAAAATATGGTAAATGCAGATGGTAAAATAAATGTACCTGACTTCAAACAAGCAAGTGCTCCATATAAAGGTAAAACAAGTTATAAGTAATAATATTTATAATAAAACCTATTAATGGCGGCCGATCCTAAAAAAATTCAAGAACAATTAAAGCAAATCCAGTCTTTATATGATAGACTTGGAAAAATCAACCCTTATGCAGGAATGGATGCTGGGGAAATTTCTAAGTCTGTAAATGAAGTTAAAAAGTTAGAAAATGCTTTAATGGGGGTTCAATCTCAAGTAGAGAATATGAGCCAGTCTTTCTCTGATTTAAGTGCCCAATTAGAAGCAACCATAAATGAAATATCAAAAGGACCTACTGCAACACAAAAATTTGCTAAAGGTTTTAAAGGGGTACTTGCTGAAGTAAAAAAATTAAAATATGAAGAAGAAGGCCTTGATAGTTTAAATCTAAGACAGCTTCAAAACCTTAAAAAAAGAGCTCTTAAAAGAACAGCAGATGCTAAAGAGGCAGCGATCCAATTGCTTCAAGAATCTGGTCTTCAAGGTATGATCAATGAAAAAATTGATAAAAGAACAAAAGCATATAAAGACCTTACTGACGCTCAAAAATCAGCACTTGGATTCTTACAAAAAGAAGACAAAACTGTTGAGTCTATAAACAATAAGATTAATAATAGAATACAGAAAGAGAAAGAGTTATTAGAAAGAATGGGCGGCACAGGTGCTGCGTTAAAGGGGATAGAAGGGCTTCTACAAAAAATAGGTTTAGGTGATTTATCGAATGCCATGGGCTTCGATCAAATTAATGCGGATTTAAGAGAATTTGCTGAAACTGGAGCAAGCAGTCAAGAAATATTTCAAAAAGGAATTGAATTATCTGGTGAAGCTATCGAAACAGCCCTCAAAGATCCACTAGTTCAAGTAGCTATAGCAGCAAAAGCCTTTGCTACTGGGTTTAAAATGTCAATTGGGGCAGTAATAAAAGGCATAAAACAACTAGAAGAAGATACAGGAAAACTAGCTAAAAATCTAAATGTAGGTGCTCAAGAAGCTAGACAAATGTCAGAAGACTTTGCAGCAGCAGCTATCGGAAGTGATAGATTATTTGTTTCTAGTGAAGGGTTAGCACAAAGTACTGTAGATATAAATGATGCTTTAGGTACAACTGTTAGATTTAATGCCGAAAACTTAGCTACATTTACAAAGTTAAGAGAAACAGCAGGTCTAACTAGTGAAGAAATGATGGGGATACAAAAATTATCCCTTGCAACAGGACAATCTTTTGATGATATTGCAGATTCAACATTAAAACAAGTAGCAGCCCTAAATGAATCAACAGGAATACAGATAAATTCTAAAAAGGTTATGGCTGAGATTGCAAATACATCTGAAGCCACACAATTATCTTTAGGAAAAAGTGGTCCTGCATTAGCAGCAGCAATTACTACTGCAAAAGGTTTAGGTATGGAATTATCTAAAGTAGAGGATATTGCAGGAAGTATTTTAAATTTCGAACAATCAATACAAGATGAATTAGCAGCTGAATTACTGTTAGGTAAAAATATTAATTTAGAAAAAGCAAGACAAGCAGCATTAAATAATGACCTTGAAACAGTAGCAACAGAAATAGCTAAACAAGCAGGATCAGCAGCTGAGTTTGCAGAAATGAATAGAATTCAACAAGATGCATTAGCTAAAGCTGTTGGTATGTCTAGAGATGAGTTAGGTAAAACTTTATTTATACAAGAACAATTAAAAGGAGCTAGTGGTATTGATAAAGAGAATAGAGCTAAAATGCTAGAATCTCTAACAGATCAATATGGTTTAGAAAAAGCCCAACAAATGTTAAAAGAAAAAGGGTTAAAAAACTTATTAAACCAAGCTAGTGAAACAGAAAAAATACAAGCATCATTTGATAAAATAAATGAATTTGTTAAAAAGATAGGAGCTGCATTTGCTCCTGTTGTAGAAATGATGGGTAGTGTAGCATCCGCCCTTGCACAATCAGAAGTTGCTATGGCAGCTTTAGTAGGTATTCTTGGTGCTGTTGGAGTAGCATTAACAGTAGTAGCAGGTAAAGCATTATTAAATTTTGCAATTTCTGTTGGTCAGATGTTTGCAAAAGTAGTTGGTGGAATGTCAGCTTTAGGACCTCCAGGTGTTATAGCAGGTTTAGCATTAGGGGGAGTAGCAGTTGCTGGTGCCATAGGTGCTTATCAGTCATTAAAAGCAGATGATATGGCAATGGCTCCTTCATCACCTGGTTATGGTGATAGAATATTATCAACACCTAAAGGTTCAATTTCATTAAATAATGAAGATACTGTAGTAGCAGGAACTAACTTAGGAGGAGGTAATGGTAAAGCAATGGCAGCAATGGCTAATTCTTTAAAAACAATAGCACAATCATCAGCTGAAACGGCTAAAGGTCTTAAACGACAAAAACCAGTACCTTTATATCAAATAACGAGAGGTTAAAAAATCAATATTTATAATAAATTAATTAACATAAACTAAAAATCATGGGTCTATTAGATAAATTAACATCAGGTAAAACTCAATTATCAGGCTTGAATGGTCAAACACCAAGTGTTCCTAATTTTCAACAGTCTACTTTACATAAGGATTATTCTATAGTAGGAAAACCTAATGCACAAGAAGTAAAACCAGAAAACGGAGTACTACCTTTACCATCAACTTTGGAAAGAGCAGTATCACCACAAGACAAATATTTGAATAATTTGCCAAAATAAAACAGTATGCCATTAGTCAATTTGACAACAAACCTTAAATCTTTAAGGTATGGCAAGGATACAGTAGGTGGTGGTAATAGTAATCAACCTTATGTAACTAGGTCAATTCCTAAAGATATTGACGATGTAGGAAGAACAGGGGGACCTGACTTTCTATTACGTGGGGGAACTTTATTACCTAGAAGAATAGGTAATGATGTATCTAGATTGGCACAAATGTTTTTTGATTTTAAATCACCAGCAGGTCCATTATTTATAGCAAAACAAAATGTATTATCATTAACTAACGTTAATGGTGAAGCAGGATTTGCAGAACCTGCAAAACTAGTAATGAATCAAGGAGTTTATACTCCTTTAGAAGCAATTATACAAGCAGGAACTAATGCAATTGGAATGCACGTTCCAAAACAAGGTTACAATCCATTTGATAACTTAAACCCAGATGGTCCAAGAAATTTTGGATTTAGTTCAAATCGAAATCAACCATTAGCATTTCCAACTTATTTACGTACTATTATGCCTGATGGTGTAATAAGAAGTAGATTAGAAAATTTACAATTAACAAAAATTGATAATATAGCAGCTCCAAGTGAGCAAAATTTACTAACATACTCAGGAGGACCAGGAGCAATATTAGGTGTTGGTAAAACAAGAATTCCAATTACTAGTAGAACAACATTTCAACCAACAGATGTAAATTTTTATGGTAGTGGTACAAGCAACAGTATAGGTAAATCAGTATTATCCTATAATCAATTATTTAATGTATCAAGTGATCCTTTAAATGCTGTTACATCAGTTGTTAATACAATTTCTGGATTATTTGGTATCCCCTCACTTCCTTTAATTCCAGGTAATTCAACTCCAAGAATACCAAACAGTCAAGGAGGTACTAATTTAACTAACCCTAATTTCCAACAAACATTAGGTCCAAGTCAAACAAGACCTTCAACTATAGCTTGGGAATTTGATAAACAATTTGAACAAAGAGTTAACTTAGGTAATCCTGGTAAAAGAGGAAATTTATCAAGTTATACTATAGGTAAAAGAGACATTAATACTTCAATATCTGGATCAATATCTAATAATTCAGGATATAAAAATGCTGTAGATAAAATTAATGCCTTTCCATTATATAAGTCGACTTCAGTAACATCTGACAATGATAAAAATGATTTTGTTAAATTTAGAATTGGTGTTATAGATAATAATAATCCTAGTGAAAAAACTTATATCCATTTTAGAGCCATAATTAATTCTTTAAGTGATTCATACCAATCAGAATGGGGAGGTCAAAGATTTATGGGAAGATCTGAAGAGTTTTACAAATATAAGGGGTTTGGCCGAACAGTTTCATTAGATTGGACCGTAGCAGCACAATCAAAACAAGAACTAATACCAATGTATCAAAAATTAAATTATTTAGCTTCAGTTTGTGCTGGTGATTATTCAGATGTTGGGTATATGAGAGGAAATTTAATAACATTATCTGTAGGTGGTTGGTTCCAAGAACAAGTTGGATTTATGAGTGGTATAACATTAGATGTACCACAAGAAGCCCCATGGGAAATTGGAATAACAGACGCAGGGAATGTAACATCAATAGGAGCAGGAGATAGAACACGAGAAATAAACTCAGATCCTAGTGTACAAGAAATGCCTATGATAGTTAATGTATCAGGATTCCAATTTACTCCAATTCATGACTTTGTTCCTAGATTACAAAGAAATTCATTTAATGGAGGTAAAGTAGAAGGTGGTGGTAATTTCATTTCAAGATATGGACAAGAAAGGTTCATTAACTTGAAAGGTGGATTAGGATCTAACTATGATGGAGGACCAGGCAATACAGAAGTTTCAAATGGGTCTTTAAATTATATGCCACCTAAATCTGGAGAATAATGGGAAGATATACAAGAAGAAAAATAGTTAGAAAAATTAATCCTAAACAACAGTTAGGAGTTAAAAATTATTTAGGTACAAGATATCCAAGAATCCCTTTATCTGTAAATGACACTTATGTATATGCAGAACAGGGAGATCGTTTTGATACCTTAGCTTTAGAATATTATGGTAATTCTGATCATTGGTGGGTTATATCAATTGCAAATGAAAATTTAAAACAAGATTCATATTACTTACCTTTAAATCAACAGATTAGAATTCCAACAAACATTGAAGCTATTATAAAATTATATAATGCAATAAATGGAGTTATTTAATCATGGGGAACATTGTAGGAGAACAATTTGAAAATTATGTCCTTAACCAAATAAGAGTAAGGCAAAATCTCTATGGAAGTGGGGTAGGGGAAGATTCTCTACGAAATCAAAACCAACTTCAATTACTCAATAATAAACAAGCTTGGTTAAAAATGGCATCATCAGTTGCTGTAGTAGGTAATTCTTCACCTTCAATATTTAATAAAACTTCAGGAGAATATGTAGACGCTAATATTAGTACTGGAGAGAAAAGATTAAGGGATATAGGTATTACAAATACAGATGAATTTGTAGGTAGTGGATTAGCTGAAAAAACAGTATTATTTAATACATTATCAACTTTAAATCCAACATCTTACGATGATGATGGAACTACGGTTGATATTGAAGGTAATTACAATTTTAGATCTGGGGTAAGTAAAACTAATTCTTTATGGAATAATTCAAATTCATACGGTTTAGGAGGTACAAATAAAGGTTTAGTACCTGCACCTGGATTAATTTCATTTACTATGGATTCCCAAAATAGAGGATCTATTAGAAAAGGTACAATAGAGTTAAAATGTTATAATAGGTTCCAGTTTGAGTTAATAGAATTAGTATACCTTAGATTAGGTTTTACTTTAATGATTGAATGGGGATGGGATAAGTATACTACAAATGGAAAAGATATAAATAATGTTGGTAATACAATTATTGAGGATAAATGGTTCCAAAATAATACTAACATGACTCAACTTGAAATGATTAATTCTATTAAGGCTTATCAAGAATTATATCATGGTAATTATGATGGTTTTTATGGTAGGGTAACTAACTTTAATTGGTCATATGATACTGATGGTACTTATGGTGTTAGTATAGATTTAATATCTGTAGGAGATGTAATTGAATCATTAACATTAGCTACAAAATCAACAGCATTATCAGTAAAAGAAATAAATGCCACTACAGGATCAAATGCTTTTGAAAATACAGGATTAACAGCTGATGATTCACCAATAGTATCAAACGCGGGTAGTACAGCTTTATCTCAAGATATGTTTACTGATATATTAGGACAAAAATGGGATGCTGAGCAATCCAATTTTACTAACCCATCATTATACTTTAATAATTTTGAGTCTTCTCAAAAAGCTAATGAAGCAGGTTCTTTAGATAAATATAATTACTATATGACTTTTGGGGAGTTAGTAAGAAAATTAGAAACATATTGTATCCCAAAATTATTAAATGATTTCGGAGAAGCATCAGAAATGATTTATTTTGATTCTAATACAGACACAAATTTATGTGTAGCTTTTCCAAATCAAATATCATTAGACCCTAGAGTTTGTCTTATAAGACCTCCACTTGCAATTAATTCTCAAGAACAAAGTTCAACAACTTGGTTATACAATAACGCTGGGTGGGCAAGATTAAAACCATTTGCACAAACACAAGATTTTGGAGATAAAACTGTTATATATGGGCAAATAATGAATATTTATCTTAATTATGATTTTATTTCAAAATTATTAGCAAAAGCAACTGATGAAACTGATAGAGGTAAACAAGTTTCTATATTTTCATTTTTAACAAATATATGTGATGGTATTAATGATGCTTTAGGTGGTATTAATAACTTAGAGGTAGCATTAAAAAATGATAATACTATTACCATAGTAGAACAAAATACTATACCAGGAATAGAAGCACTTTCTTTTAATAAAGGAAAAATGAATTCTATCCCTTCATTTAATGTTTATGGAGTAAAAAAAGATAGAGGAAGTTTTGTAACTGATTTTAATTTTGATACAAAAATTACACCCGAATTAGCAACTATGATTTCTGTTGGTGCAACAGCAGCGGGAGGGAATACTAAAGACTATGATGCAACTGCTTTTTCTAAATGGAATGTTGGGTTATATGATAGATACAATAAAGAATTTATAGATCCTGCTTTAGATGCTATAATGAAAGAACAATTAGCATTAGCAGATCAAGCTAATGAATTAGGAATAACGAGTTTTAGAGATATTACATCAATACAAGCAACACAATTATATAATGCTTGGACAGGAGGTGAAGAAGATAGAGGTCACGACGAAGTAGTACAAGATGCATTTAATGCTGTAGCAGATGGAGCATACACAGCAGTTGAAGGTTTAGGTCATGCCACAGATGCAGCAGCAGAATTTGCCGTAGATATTTACAACTCAGTTGGTAACTGGTTTAGGGATGATGATGAACAAGTATCTACTTTTGGAACAGACAATGTAGCAAATATAACTAATCCTGATTTATCAGAGAGAAGAGATGATAATTATTCTCAAAACAAAACTTTTAAAGCTTGTGGGGTTGAAAATAAAGGATATAGAATAGCTTTAGTTAACTCAGTTTACCCCTTTGTAGGTGAAGACACTAATGGTGGGTTAAACTGGGAAGAGTATGTTAATAAAGTAGCAGATTATTTACATGCTGAGAAGATGAAGAAAATTACAGGGCAAATGAGCCATGAAGAATTGGCAGCTAAATTTTCAAATAATTATATTTTTTATTTAACAAGACTATTAGGGGGTGATTTTGCAGCAGGAACTAATGATTCTGCTGGTGCAGTCGCAAGTAAAGATAAAATAGGTTATACGGCTAAAAATAAATACGCTTACTTTTTATATAACGACGCTATTATAAAAGAAGGAAAAGCTGCATTTAATGCTTATGTTACAACTATTAATAATACACTTTATCAAAAAACTGGAGCACCATCAGGAATGATAGGTTTTATTCCTATAGATATGAGTTTAACATTTGAAGGATTATCAGGTGTTAAAATATATAATCAAATTAATGTTGAACAAGGGTTTTTACCTAATCAATATCCTAAAACTTATAAATTTTTAGTTTCAAAGGTAAACCATGAAATATCAGAAAATTCATGGTCAACATCTATTGATACTGTCACTATCCCAAGAACATTCGTTTCAGGTAAATTTAATTTCTCAGAATTATCAGAAGCAGCAGAAACTTATGTTACAGGTGGAGGAAATGGAAAACCAGAATATTTAGGACCAACACCAAATGCTGATAGAGTTAGAGAATATATAAAACCAATACCACAGATAGAAGAAAAACTATCAGGCCAAGATGGTGGAGGAGGATATACAGTAGGTATAGATGCAGATGGTAATTTAAAAGGAGAATTAACTAGTGGAGGAGATATTTCATCTGCAGGTGCTGATATGACAATTGCTGTTTTACAAGCTATGAGAACAGAAGCTCCAAATATAAGAATTACAATAACAGCAGGTAATGATTTATATCACCATAATAAAGTTAAAAACTATACAAGTAGACATGAGATAGGTAACGCTATTGATTTTACCATTAATAACCCAACAGCTACTAATTTAGAATTAGTTAAAAAAGTATTAAATAGTTTCATTGTAGGTCCTAAAAATTGGTATTATTTAGATGAATATGGAGAACCAACAGCAGTAGCATCAGGTGCTCACTTCCATTTATCGTTACCAAGACCTGAAAGAGTTATAAAAGGATCGGATCCAAGAGTAAATGCAGAAATATTAGATGCTCAAGCACAGTTTAGAGCAGGAAAAATAACTAAATTACCATAATTATGCCATATTATCCTTCATCCCAAGTCAAAACCAATCTATACACTAATGGAAGTGAACTTTCTATTAATGGGGCTGACTATAAAGGATTTTATTACATAAATTCAAAAGGAGAATATTATAGTGGAGCTACGCCCCAAGCAAATGGTAGTAGACAACTTGAACCTAAAAATGGGGTTAATAATGAAAGTCCATTATATTTAGAAAATTTAGACCGAAAACCTGAAAGTGGTAGAATATCATCTTTTTATAATATAGATTATCCTTACTACGGTGCTACAGGAAGAAATTATAATACTACAAATAATGCCCCTATCAAACCAGTACAAGAAATTTGTATACCAACAGAAAGTGATTATGAATTAGGAGAGTACCAAAGATACTTTTTAAAGAAAAATAATGAAGTACAATATATAGAAGTAAAAGGAAAACAACAACAACTATATAAGGATAAAAGTGGTAAAGTACAATGGCAATTATATACTCCAATTACTATTAATTGGGTTTTAGAGGGTAAATTAGAAGATGTTTATAATACAAATAAAAATATTGTAAAATTATATGAAACCCAAAATAAAATAATGGGGTTTGTAAGTTATTTTAATAATCGATTTACTAAATTTCATATTGAAGAAACTCCATCAAGAAAACAATCAACCGCTTCTCCAAGAATAAGTGGTTACTAGCAAAATAATTCGTATATTCATGTCCTGAATATGGTTATATGTACTGGTTAGTAGAAGAAGAAGATCAAATAAAATTTTTAATTAATAGTGGTTACAAACAAGCATTTATTGAGGTAATCCCTTATAGTGACCACGTACACCCCACATTAAATAGCATTAGTTTAGTGTATATTAGACCGATTAATGCAAGTAAAGGCTATATGTTATGCGTTTCACATAGTGAAACATTGAATGCGTTAAATACGCGTATAGACGAATTGATAAATAAGTTTGATATTTTGTATTGTCGCGATAAAAAGGAGATGTTACATTATTTTCCAAACAAAGCTCTTTACGACATAAATGTGCCTCCTACTACGTATATACGACCATATACAAAAGCACATGAGGTATTAAATTATAAACATAAAGATAACCCAAGTATTAATACTTTTATTCCAGTTGTTAAACACTATGAAATGTGTGAGCAAATATACAATGATTTAAAAGATAATATTAACCATAAAAAAACAGACTATGACGAATTTTTTAACCATAGAGTATCCGTGGTGTTCAACGCCATCGAAAGGATGGGAATACAAATACATCCCGAACAATTCAAAAAACACTTTTATGATGAGAGTAGACCCAAAGTTTACACTCAATACAACCTTAAAACTACAACAACGAGACCATCAAACAAATTTAAAGGAGTAAACTATGCAGCACTTAATAAGGAAAATGGATGTAGAAAATCGTTTGTACCAAGCAATGATATTTTGTACGAAATTGATATTAGCGCTTATCATCCTAGTTTGTCTTGTCGTCTCATCGATTATAATTTTGCCACTGTGGATATTCACAGTCATTTACAACAACTCTATGGAGTAAGTTACGGTAAATCAAAGGAACTGACATTTAAGCAATTATACGGAGGAGTATTTGATCAATATAAACATATCGAATTTTTTAAGAAAATTGATATATACGTAAAAGAACTCTGGTATAAATTTCAAAGCGACGGAGAGATAACGTGCCCGGTTTCAAAATTTGTTTATAAAAAGGATACGTTGGAAAACATGAATCCGCAAAAGCTGTTTAATTATTTGTTACAAAACTTGGAGACGTCAATGAACGTTCGTATACTATGGGACGTACTTCGTTTATTAAGAGGTAAAAAAACAAAACTGGTATTATATACTTATGATTCGTTTTTGTTTGATTGGGATAAAGAAGAAAAAGAATTAATAGGAGACATAAAGAATGTTTTCAAAAAATATAAATTTAACATAAAAACAAAAGAAGGTTATGATTACGACTTTAAATAGACCCTTAAATACGTATAAGATGAATTATGATGTTGAAACATCATTAAATAATATAGGAGATTTGAATAACAAGCTGTTTTGTACATTTACCACGCTAGAGCACTTAGATGATCTAATCCAGAATATAACATCCCAATACGTAATTATTTATAATAAGATGTTTGTTTTAGAGATTGTCGGAAGTGATGAATATGTTGTTACATACAACGTAGACCAGGGTAATGTTCACTCTATTCCAGATAATACTATTCTAGTACATAGAAAAAAGGAGTCTAATACCTTATACACTATTAATGCTTTAAATGAATTAATTAAAAAGCTTAATAATGGTGTTGTTGATACTAAATTTAAAGTAGATTGGCAACATTATAGAAATTGTGTTTTACTTACCCAACACAATGAATTGAATCAATTAAATACAAAAATACACAAAATAATCGAAGTATAGTTTGGCTCCCCAAATTTGGCTTCGTATATTGGTGTTACATTTAAAACAGTTATAATTAAAAAAAGTTATTAAATTATGGATTTATCAATGCTTAAACAGAAGTTGGATACGCTCCAACAAAAAACACCTGCTGGTGGTGCCAAAAGAGATTATTCTCTTACATTTTGGAGACCTACAGTAGGAAAACAACAAATTAGAATTGTGCCTAGTGCATTTAATTCTAATAACCCATTTACAGAATTAAAATTCTATTATGGTATTACAAACAAGGTGATGTTATCACCTGAAACTTGGGGTGAAAAAGACCCGATTGCTTTATTCGCTAGTAAACTTAGAGAAGAATATAGCAAAGAAAATTATCTACTTGCTAAAAAGTTAGATGCAAAAACTAGAATTTTTGCTCCGGTTATTGTTAGAGGAGAGGAGGACAAAGGAGTTCGACTATGGCAATTCGGAAAGCTAATATATGAAGAATTACTTTCACTAGCTGTAGATGATGAAATTGGAGATTACACTGATATCGTTTCAGGTAGAGATCTTACAATTGAAACAGTAGGACCAGAATCAACAGGTACTCAGTATAATAAATCATCAGTGAGAGTTAGATTAAAAGAAACTCCATTAAGTGATGATGCTGAATTAGTTGATAAGTGGATTTCAGATCAACCAAACCCAACAAAAGAATTCAAACAATTTACTTTTGATGAAATGAAGTCAGCATTAGAAAAGTGGTTAGCGCCAGAAACTAATGATGATACAGATGGTGATGTTACACCTGCTGCAGTTGAAACACCAGCTAAGTCTAATTTTAGTTTAGATACTACAAAAGATAATGTTAAGAAAAATAAAGCAGATGCTTTTGATACATTATTTGATGATAAAAAGAGTAACGAACCAGATGATCTTCCTTTCTAAATATGGCAAGAAAAGTATCAAAGTCTCTCTCGGCAGCAGTGTCTGCCGAGATTAAGACAAAATTTGATTTAAATAAATTTAAAGCCACTAAAGGTTTAGATAAAAACGTCAAATTTAAGGAACAACAATGGATACCACTATCTCCTGCATTTCAGGAAATATCTGGAGTACCAGGTATTCCAATGGGACATATTTCATTACTTAGAGGACATTCTGATACAGGTAAAACAACTGCTCTACTTGAAGCAGCAGTATCAGCACAAAAAATGGGTGTATTACCTGTTTTTATAATTACTGAGATGAAATGGAATTGGGAACATGCCGCTCAAATGGGATTAGAAGTAAAACTAATCAAAGATGAGGAAGATAATGTTGTAGATTATGAAGGTAATTTCATTTATGTTGATAGAGAAACATTACATACAATTGAAGACGTAGCAGCATTTATTATGGATCTACAGAATGAACAGAAAAAAGGTAATTTACCTTATGATTTAGCGTTCTTCTGGGATTCAATTGGATCTATTCCTTGTGCAATGTCAGTTGAAAAACTGAAAAACAACAATGAATGGAATGCAGGAGCAATGTCAACACAATTTGGTAACACAGTTAATCAAAGTATTGTAATGTCACGTAAAGAATCATCACCATATACTAATACACTTTGTGCTATTAATAAAGTATGGACTGCTAAAGCAGAATCACCTATGGGTCAACCTAAAATGATGAACAAAGGTGGAATGGCAATGTGGTATGATGCAACTTTCGTAGCTACTTTTGGTAATGTATCAAATGCAGGAACATCTAAAATTAAAGCAATTAAAGGTGGTAAGCAAGTAGAATGGGGTAAAAGAACAAATTTACAAATTGATAAAAACCACGTTAATGGTATGCAATCAAGAGGTAAAATTGTTATGACAAACCACGGTTTTATTACTGATACTGACAAGGATAAAAATGCATATAAAAAAGAACATGCTGATGAATGGTCTAAAATCTTAGGAGGAGGAACATTCACAATCCAAGAAGACGAAGAAGATCATACACCAGTATTATTTGATTCTCAGGACATTTAAAAAGAAAACATGAAGCATAAAGATTTATTTAAGTTGCTGGACGAAGTTCAGGAGCAAGGGGAAGAAACTACTCCAAAAAGACATGATAAAGTATTAATTTTAGATGGATTAAATCTATTTTTTAGAAACTTTGCAATGATGAATATGGTAAATCCTGATGGGGTTCATATTGGAGGGTTAGGAGGGTTCTTTCGTTCTTTAGGCGCCATGATTAGACAAACAAATCCAACATCTGTTTATGTAGTATTCGACGGAGCAGGTTCAACAGTAAATCGTAAGAACCTGCTCTCCGAATACAAAAGTACAAGAAATTTACAACGAATTACTAATTGGGAAGCATTTGACAATTTAGAGGAAGAACATGACTCAAAAATTGACCAAATAGTGCGTATAATCCAGTATTTAAAGCTATTACCTGTTAAAACCACTATATTGGATAAAGTAGAAGCTGATGATATTATAGCCGTGTTAGCTGAAAAACTAGTAGAAAAACATAATTCAACTTGTTTTATAGTATCTTCAGATAAAGATTTCTTACAATTAGTTACTGATAAAATTATTGTATATAGACCAATGGAGAAAGAATATTATACTCCAAAAGTTGTAGAAGAAAAAGTAGGTTTATTACCATCGAATTTTTTATTACATAAAGTATTATTAGGGGATAAATCAGATAATATTCCAGGTATAAAAGGATTAGGTGCTAAAGGTATATTTAAAAAGTTTCCTGAATTAAAAACACATGACTTAACATTAGATGACATTTTTGACATTTGTGCTAGGAAATTTAAGGATCATGTCGTATATTCACGCATAATCCAAGATCAAAAACGGATTGAAACTAATTATAAAGTTATGGATTTAAGTATTCCAATGATTGATGATAAAGGAAAGGAACATATTGATGATCTAATAGTTGAGGAATTACCTGAATTTAATGCTGAAATGTTTGTTTCATTTTATAATGAAGACAAATTAGGGGGAATGATTAGAAATCTAGATACATGGTTAAAAGATATTTTTTCACAATTCCCCATTTATAAACAATAAAAACTATAATATAGGTTATGACATTACAAACACTGAATCAATATGGTCCTGATTTCCAAATCAAAGCAATATCAGCATTGCTTACCCATAAAGAATTATTAGTTAATATCCATGATATTATCAGTGAAGAATTTTTTGAAAATAGTGCACATAAGTGGGCTGTAAAAGAAATATTAAAATATTACGATAAATACCATACAACACCTTCATTAGATGTTTTAAAAGTAGAGTTAAAAAAAGTTGATAATGATGTTCTACAAGTATCAATTAAAGAACAATTAAAACAGGCTTATGTATCATCTGATGAAGATTTAAAGTATGTACAAGAAGAATTTACTAATTTTTGTAGAAACCAACAATTGAAGAAGGCCTTAATGTCGTCTGTGGACTTATTGAAAGCAGGCGACTTTGATGGTATTAGATATATTGTTGATGGAGCTTTAAGAGCGGGACAAGATAAAAACGTAGGACATGAATATGTTAAAGATATTGAAGAAAGGTATAGAGAAAATTCGAGGACAACTATACCTACACCTTGGGAAAAGATCAATAATTTACTACAAGGTGGATTGGGAAATGGAGATTTTGGTCTCATATTTGGTAATCCAGGAGGTGGTAAATCTTGGTCATTAGTAGCTATTGGAGGTGAAGCTGTTAGATTAGGATTTAATGTAATTCACTATACTTTAGAGTTAGGTGAAGATTATGTTGGAAAAAGATATGACGCCTTTTTCACTAATATACCAGTTAATAAAACTCATCTACTTAGGCCTAAGGCAGAAGAGATCATACCTCAATTACCAGGTAGGTTAATAATTAAAGAATTCCCCACAGGTCGTGCGACTATGTCAACAGTTGAATCACATATTAAGAAAGTAGAAAGTATGGGAGTTAAAGCTGATTTAGTAATTATTGATTATGTTGACCTCCTTTCATCAGGACGTAAAAATAGGGAGCGTAAGGACGAAATTGATGATATTTATGGCAGCACAAAAGGCCTAGCTCGAGAATTGAACATACCTATTTGGTCAGTATCTCAAGTAAATAGAGCTGGTTCGAATGATGACATTATAGAAGGAGATAAAGCAGCTGGATCTTATGATAAGCTGATGATCACTGACTTTTGTATGTCTCTTTCAAGGAAAAAAGAAGATAAAGTAAAAGGAACTGGTAGATTTCACATTATGAAAAACAGATATGGAACTGATGGTCTAACATTTGCTGTTAAAGCAGATACTTCTACAGGCCACTTTGAAGTACATAACTATAATACGGATCTAGACGAACAAGAAAATTTCACTCCTGCTACTAAGTCAAATAAGTTTGATACTGACACAGACAAATTTGACAAACAGAAACTTCGTGAGTTATATGACCCAGGTTTCTTTGAACTAAGTAAATAAACAATTAAAACAATTTTAAAATGGCAAAAACATCATTATTACAAGAACGTATCGTTTACAAACCCTTTGAATATCAGGAGGCATCGGATTATTGGTTAAAACAACAACAAGCACATTGGTTACATACAGAAGTACCTATGATGTCTGATGTTAATGATTGGAAACAGAATCTTACTGATTCTGAAAAGAATATTATAGGAACTATATTAAAAGGATTTGCTCAAACTGAAACTGTAGTAAATGATTATTGGTCAACATTAGTTACTAAATGGTTTAGAAAACCAGAAGTAATTAAAATGGCTGTTACATTTGGTGCTTTTGAAACTATTCATGCAGAAGCCTATTCTTTATTAAATGAGGAATTAGGATTAGATAATTTTGCTGAATTTTTAGAAGATGAAGCAACAATGAATAAAATAGAAACATTAATGCAAGTAAGAGATTCTCATGATGGTACTCCTAACTGGCATGAAAGAGCTAAATCATTAGCAATCTTTTCTGCATTTACAGAAGGTGTAAATTTATTTTCTTCTTTTGCAGTATTACTTTCTTTTAAATTAGATAATAAACTTAAAGGAGTAGGACAGATTGTAGAGTGGAGTATTAGAGATGAATCATTACATTCTGAAGCAGGATGTTGGTTATTTAGAACACTAATGCAAGAACACCCAGAATTTAATACACCAGAATTACAAGCTGATATTGAAGAAGCAGCTAAGTTATCTTTAAAACTAGAATTAGATTTTATTGATAAAGTGTATGAAATGGGAGATTTACAAGGTTGTCCTAAATATGATTTAATTTCATTTATTAAACATAGAGTAAATACTAAAATGAGTGATTTAGGATATGGACCAATTGTAAACGGAATAGATAAAGAAGCAGTACAAAGAATGAGTTGGTTTGATAATTTATCAGGTGGAAAACAACATACAGATTTCTTTGCAAATAGAGTAACAAATTATAGTAAAGGTGTTCAAAATTGGGATGCCGCATCAATATTTTAATATGGATAATAACTTACAAGTAGATTATAGTAATTGGGAAGCTGGAAAGCAATACCCAATATGGATGGATGAAATTTCTTTAGCAACAATTTCAAAAGGTTATTTACTACCTGGAGAAACTGTAAGAACAGCATATAAAAGAGTAGCAAATGCTTCAGCAGCTAGACTAAAAAAACCAGAATTAGCAAATAAATTCTTTAAATATATTTGGAATGGTTGGATTGGATTAGCATCTCCTGTTATATCAAATATGGGAACTGATAGAGGTTTACCAATATCATGTTTTGGTATTGATACGCCAGATTCAATACGTGGAATCGGTTTAACTAACGCAGAACTAATGAAATTAACAGCATCCGGCGGAGGTGTAGGTATTTCGTTATCTCGTATTAGACAACGTGGAGAATATATTTCAGGTAATGGTAAGAGTGAAGGTGTAGTACCTTGGGCTAAAATTTATGATTCATCAATTATTGCAACTAATCAAGGAAATGTAAGAAGAGGAGCAGCATCAGTTAATTTAGATATTGAACATGGTGATATTGAAGAATTTATGCAAATTCGTAGACCGAAGGGTGATCCAAATAGACAATGTTTAAACTTACATCAATGTGTTGTTGTAGGAGATTCATTTATGAGGAAATTAGAAGCAAGAGACCCAGAAGCAATGAATAGATGGGCTACTGTTTTAAAATCAAGAATGGAAACAGGTGAACCTTACATTATGTACAAGGATAATGTAAATAAAAATAACCCTATAGCTTATAGAATGCATAATTTAGATGTTTCTATGACTAACATTTGTTCTGAAATTACATTATTTACAGATGAAGAACACTCATTTATTTGTTGTTTATCTTCTCTTAATTTAGCTAAGTGGGAAGAATATAAAGACACAGATTGTATTGAGACTGCAATTTGGTTTTTAGATGGTGTAATGCAAGAATTTATTGATAAATCAAATGGTAAAGAAAGTTTAAAACGAACTCATAAACATGCAGCTAAAGGTAGAGCTTTAGGTTTAGGTGTAATGGGATGGCATACTTTCCTTCAACAAAAAGGATTACCATTTAATTCTGTAGCATCTACAGTTCATACTAGAAATATTTTTAATAAAATTAGAAGTAAAGCAGAATCAGCATCTATGAATTTAGCAGCTGAATATGGAGAACCATTATGGTGTAGAGGAACTGGTATGAGAAATACTCACTTATTAGCAGTAGCCCCAACAGTATCAAATTCTGTTATTTGTGGTGGTATTAGTGCAGGAATTGAACCCCTACCTGCTAATGTTTATACTTTTAATGGTGCTAAAGGTACTTTTATTAGAAAAAATAAAGTATTAGAAGCATTACTTGAAGAAAAAGGACAAAATAAAACTAAATGGTGGGATCAAATGCTACAAGAAGGTGGATCAGTATTAGGTTTACCAGATAATATACTATCTGCAGAAGAAAAAGAAGTATTTTTAACCTTCTCAGAAACAAATCAATTAGAATTAGTAAAACAAGCAGCTGAAAGACAAAAATATATAGATCAAACTCAATCTTTAAACTTATCATTTGACCCTAATGATTCTCCTAAATGGATTAATCAGGTTCATATGGAAGCTTGGAAATTAGGTGTAAAAACTTTATATTACCTACGAACTGATTCAGTAATCAAAGGTGATTTAGGATCTAGAATGGCAGATTGCATCAGCTGTGATGGATAAATAACATGAAAACCAGAATACTTTGTTTTTTTATTTTAATTAGTGGATTTATAAATGCACAAACTACAGTAAACATAAGGTCACTTAAGACTCATTATGGTGG